TGGCTACTCTATAACCATAATCTTCTATGATCTTAATATCCGTTTTACCACCCGATGAGGATTTATTGGCTATGCCTGATGCGTCCGTATGAAATAGTTTATTATGATCCGGGTATCTTAACTCGATTGCTTCCATAAGTTCGGTAGTATTGAATGAGCCAAAGAACATATCCAAAACATGTATCTCGGACCCTCTCTTGACCATGATAACTGCAGGCATAAGATTGATATTGAAATCGATACCTACTATTAAAGTATCGTCCTCTTTTATCTTTTCATATGATGCGTTTAATGCTCTATCATAATTGGGAACTACTAACCCGTCAAATGACTCAAATGAGGCTAAATATTCCTGTCTAAATGTTCTTTCATCTAGGTCATGCTTGGCTGCCTCTATTTCCTCTTCTAGCACATAACCGCCATCAATTGTAGTAAATTGCCAACTGGCCCAATCATCCAATTCTTTCGCCATATTATATAGGTCGTAAAAGTAATTTCTACCCATAGGGCTAGATATGAATACCGCCCAACCTCGTTGGTCTGATAGTGCCGGTCTGATTACCTGTTGCCATAGAGTCTCGGGATCCCTTGCTGTTGCAAATTCATCGAATACTGCACCTGATAATGCCACACCCCTTAAGGTATCGGCTCTATCTGATCCCTTTAAGAATATTTTACTACCATTGACTAAGGTAACTTCCAATCTGGTTTCGTTAATAGATACAGCCAAATCTAATCGTACTTTATCTTTTAATATTTCCCATAAGATTTGTCTTGCCTGTTGGAATGTAGGGGCTATGAAAAAGTAATTGCCTTTGATAGTTAATGCTTTAGTAAGTAGTATATAAGTGGCTAGGTATGATTTACCATATCGTCTACCCGCACCTATAACCTTAAAACGGGAAGGGTCCCGGAATATAGAGGCTTGAGTATGACCTAATCGTTTGTCTATATCGAATACGATGTTCATATAATCTCTATAGTAACTTTAGAGGTGTCTCGCTCTTCCTGTTTATTATCTATGACCTCTTTGTCGTAGTGTTTAAGGTAGGTTACCATGGCTTTAAAGGACATTGCAGGGTCTTCTATACTATCGATCATGTTATAGGCTCTGGCTCGTAGAGAGCTTATACCGGCCAATTTAGTATCTTTTAGATTGATACCGCCTTGCTTGAGTTTTGTTTTGATAGTTCCTGGGTTTACTTTGAAATGTAATGCTATAGATTCTATAGTATGCTGTTGGCTAAGCATTTTTAATATGGTCAATTTGCGGTTATCTGTTAAGTTAAAATTTGTTCCCATTGGCATAATCCAATCCCTTTTCGGTTAAATTTCATTTATGAAATTATACCATACTATCGAGATGTGGTATACTTCGGGTAACAAACAGCGGATGCTGCTTGAACTTACTTTATGGATTTAAAGGATATATAATGACCGAAGCGTTAACAACCTTCATTGGCGATAACCAAGCACTACTTGACGAAGTAGGAACATATGAAAATAGTGCGACTACTAATGCCGATAGGGTACAAGGACTCGAAAGAGACTTACATAAGGCAGTTGGTAAAAGAGATAGTCTGAAGGATTTAATCCGTACCTCTACTGGATTGGCAGAGATTACAGAGGAATCTTTAAAAGGTATACTTACCAACGGGGACGAAGCATTAAGAAGTGAAGTGGCTACCTTACAGGATAGATTGGCAGGTGTTACTTTAGAACGTGATGGTCTAGAATCAAAGCATCTATCCGAGATTAATACTATGCGTATGACAGATATGCTACGTTCTATGGGAGTGGATAATGATGTATGGAACCCTAACGCATTTTCAGCAGTAGCTGATATGATGTTAGAAGGGGCTGTATATGATAATGGAAGCTTCACGTATAAGGCAGATGATGGGGCGACTATCTTCGGAGAAGGTGGTCAATCATTAACTGTTCAGGAAAGACTGGATAGATTGAAGTCAGACGAGTCTGTATATCAATTTAAACCGGTTAGAGGTGCTGGAGGAGGTAAAGGTGATAAACCTGGTAATACCCCTAAAGGCAAGATGTCTTACCAAGATAAAGGTGAGTACTATATGAAGCACGGGAAACTTCCCGATAATGCTTATAACTAAAAGGAATATATAATGGGTACTATGTCAACATTTCAGGTATATGATGAACTATACAATACGGTCTATGTAGAGAAACTAGGCCAAATGACAGAAGCATTTAATGGTGCGTCTAATGGCACTATCTTACTTACATCAGAAAGCAAGATTGGTAACTTTGAACATGAAGCATTTATTAAAGAATTATCAAGTGCGTCTATTGTAAGCCACCGAGACCCACTTGGTACAGGTGCAGTATCACCGGTTGATATGCAACAGGTTGAAAAGGTCAATCCTAAACTAAACCGTAGAATTGGACCGATCACTAAAACTATTGATGCTTTCAAAAAAATCGGTAGAACAAGTGAAGCGTTTACTGTAGCTGCTGCAGAAGCCGCTGCAATGGCTCAACAAGAAGATCAGCTAAATACTGCTCTGTATGCTCTAATGGGTGCAACACAGTCTCAGGCAGGTATGGTAGTAGGTACAGGTGCAACAGCCATTTCATATAATGATATCGCTGCTCTAATGGCAAAATATGGTGATCAACTTGGATCAATCAAATTGCTTGTAATGCACTCTAGTACATACTTCAGCCTAATGGGTACTGCAATCTCAGAGAAACTATGGAATGTAGCAGGTTCTACAATCAACAATGGAGCTAACCCTACAATGGGAATTCCTACATTGGTTACTGATTCAGTTGCTCTTGCAATGACAGCTGGAACAGGTGTTCTTGCTCTAACAGATAATGCAATTACCGTTACAGATAGTGAATCAGCAACTGCTGAACTACAACGTGTTCTAGGTAAAGAAAATATCGAGATGCTATACCAAGGTGAAACTGCATTTAATATAGATGTCAAAGGTTACTCATACGATAAAACAGTAGGCATCAGTCCAACTAATGCTCAACTTGCAGACCTAACTAGCTGGGATATGATCGTGAGTAATGTTAAAAATACTAGCTCAGCCCTTCTTAACGTGTCAACCTAACTAACATACCCGCTTCGGTGGGTAAGTAAAGGAACAATATGGAACATAATACTTTTTATGATTCGCCTTTCTTTCAGTCAGAACACTTTAGAGGTTCATTTTATGACAATCTCGAAGCAGGTAAATCTGTTAGAGATGAGGCATATATGAGTCAATTGAGAGAGTTAGCTAAGGCAAAAGAATTAGCTCAGAAAGAACAGGACGAACGGGTAGCAAATCTGATTAAACGTAAACTAGCCAATAGAAAGGCTAGAAAGACCAAATTAGGTAATGCTTTTAAAAGAGCCAAAGAAGCCAAAGTCAAACGTCTTAAAAAAGAACGTGAAGCCCATAGAAACTCTGAACGTTTACGTTTAGAGTCTATAGCTAAAGAGGCCCAAGAAAGACGTATTAAGATCTCCGAAGAAAATGCGCTTCTTTTAGCAAATATATTAAAAGGTAGATAATGCTTATAGTTTACCCTACAGTAGGTTATAACTCTTTTGTAACAGAGATAGAGGCAGATACTATTATCGGGTCTTTCCCAAGTGATAATGGGTATCTTGCACTATCGGCTACAGAGAAGGAAGCTTTACTTATAAATGCTTTTACATACATCAGGACTTGTTCTGGTTTCTCTATGCCTGATACAGCAGAGGATGACCTAAAGCAAGCTCAATCATGGATTGCAGCAGGCTCAGTAGGTGCTGATCCATTTGCTGATACCTCAAATAGCAGATCTATTACCAAAGAGAAGGTGGACACGTTGGAAGTCCAATATGACCCCGCCTATAAATCAGATGGTACGGATATGTTACCTATCGTGTCCTCACTATTAAAACCGTATGGTTGTGGCAATAGCCCGGCCAATAGTTTTAAGAATGTATATATAGGTAGGTCTTAACCATGTTGGCCAATACTTTAAGAGCAACTGCTATTAAGTTAATCGATACCTATGGGTTCACCGGGATATTATCAGAAACTAACCTATCACCTTATGATCCAAATACAGGTGAACAGGGTAGAACTGTTACAGATCACCCTGTAAAGTACGCTAAAAGTTCATATAGCTCTCATGATGTCTCACAAGGCCTCTACGGGATAAATGACTTTCAAGCTACTTTGGTATTCGATTCTGAAATTAGAGAGTCCTGGTTGCTAGATGGGGCCGAGATAATCAATGTGGAAAGTGTAGGTGCTCAAGATATGAGTATTATATATAAACTGCAATGTAGAGGCCAATAATGTTTGAGTTAAAAAGACAAATAGAGTTACAAGCCGATACTTTTACTACTACTGATTTATTTTACTATGGCTCAAATTATGATGTCAAGGGTAAAACAAATTGGGTAGAGTTAAAGTATATACCTGTAACCTATAAGATCGAAGGAAGTAATATTAGCTGTACTGTAGAGAGAGGTGAGGTTATAATTACCGCTACAGATACAAGTATTACTAAGGCAATGGAACTGATCGAAGAATTAGTTGCCATTTTACAAACAAGTAATTTATATAACTATGACAACACGATAACATTTGATCAAGGCTCGTTAGAGAATGACCTATGGTATTGTTCGGCTAAGTTAATATTTACATCAAAATAAGGATATAAAATGGCATTACTATTTCAAGGTACGATAATACGTATCTCACAAGATGACATTGTAACAACTCCCGTTTCTGTATATGAGGACTTTGCTTGTATTACAGGCTATTCACTAGACGGGGCAGGTAGAGCAGAGATTGATACTACATGTTCAACGTCTACCTCAAAAGAGTTTGTATTTGGTCTACGAGATCAAGGTACTTTATCATTAGATATTAATTATGACCCGGAAACGGCTAGTAATGGATATGTTGACGCATCTTATGCATCAGATAAACCTTACTCGTTCCAAATCGAGTATGCTAACTCAGCTGGTACATCAGGATCTGTTAAGACCTTTGATGGTTATGTTATCAATAGATCAGATAGTGGAGCTATTGACGACAAGATCACAGGGGCAATTGAGATTAAATTATCAGGCGATGTTAATACAGTATCACCTACACCGTAACCTATAAATAAAATGAAATAAGGATATACAATGGAAACTAAACAATTTAAATTAAATGGTGAAAACATAGAAGCCAAAGAGCTTACTATTGGACAATTTAAGATTGCCCAAAAGTTACTTGAAAGTGATAACATGGATGGTACTATTGCTATGGTTGCTTTCTCTACCGGTAAAGAGATCAAAGACATCGAGGCTATGCCTAGTTCGTCTTTGGCTCCTATGGTAGAGATCGTTGAATGGCTCACTTCCCATATGGTTCAGTCTTAAAGGACTGGCCTTATGGCTCTTACCGATACAGAACATTTTACTTTCACACTTGCAGGTCATCTTGGTATGACCGTAGCGGAGTTGGAAAGTAAGATGTCCACTTCAGAATTCTTTAAATGGATAGAATACTTCAAAGATAAACCCCCTACTATGAACACCTTATTAGAGCGTATGGAGATACAGGAACTGCAAATGGCTCAGCTATTAGCTATGACTCATAATGCCAATGCAAAGAGACCTATAAAACCTATGGAATTTATATATTCAATAGATAATGAGGAAAAGGCTAAAATTAAGCAAGAACAACTCCAGAAAGACCTTATGAGGGACCTGGACAAAATGTTTTAATAGGATTATATAATGGCAGTTAATACAGGATCATCTAGTTCACCCGGATTAGATGCAACGCTAAACGAATTAAAAGATGTAGAAAAAACTACACAGGATATAGCAAATGGTATAGCCAAAATGGCTAAAGAGATCAAAACTATATTTGCAGGTGTACATAATGGAGCTAGAGCTACACAGGTAGCATTAGCTGCGTATGAAACAGCAGTAGAAAATGTTACAGGTGAGACTCGTAAGTATCAACAAGAGACATTAAAGGCCACTAAAGCCACAAGTGGTTTTCAAGATGCTACTAGAAATGCTCAAGGTGCCACTGGATCTTACCAAAAGTTTATGTTGGCTACTACAAAGGCAGCTATAGCGTTTAAAGTGGCTATACAACCTCTAAGCAGGGTAATATCTACCCTATCTGCTGAGATGGACGCATTAGGTAAGACTTCTAGAAAATTAGGTATAACCGTAGAGAACCTACAAGGTCTTAGACATGCAGCAGATCAGACAGGGGTAAAGCTTAATACCCTTGAACAAGCTCTTCAAAGATCCACTAGACGTATTAGTGAAGCGGCTAGAGGTTATGGTGAGGCTAGAGGGGCATTAGCTGAGTTAGGTCTAAGTGCATCTAAATTAAATAAACTATCTCCGGATAAACAGTTAAACGAAATAGCAGATGCTATGGAGGATGTAACAAACCAATCTGATAAAGTCAGATTAGCTATGAAACTGTTTGACTCTGAGGGTGTTGCAATGGTCAACATGCTCAGCGGAGGGAGTAAAGCATTAGCAGGATATAGTAGTGACTTACAAAAGTTAGGGGTTATTACTACTGCCCAAGTAAATAATGTAGAACGTATGAATGACTCTTTAGACAAACTTAGTAAGGCATACGGAATATTAGGTACGACTATATTAGCTGACTTTGCTCCTGTACTACAGGATATATCTGATTTCTTGACTAGTATATCGGGAAGTTTAAAATCAGCTATTACAAGGGTAGTTGCATTTGCAGGTCTAGCTACGGCTAGTTTTGTTGCGATAGGTTCAGCGGCTAAACTAGCCTATGCAGAGATGTTTGGTAACCCTGAAGAGATAGCTCAAGCATATTACGATTTAAGCAAATATCTAGATGTAATGCAGAGTCTAAAAGATGAAATGGACACAGGAGCTAGAAAACCTGAACTACCTTTGATGGGTGACAAAGGCAGCATATCTTATAGTTCATTAGAGAAGCAATTAACTATGTATGAGCAACTTAAAAGAGCTGCTCAAGAGTATTACTGGGTAAATACTGAAGAGGCCGGTAGAGCTACTGCAGCTGTAGCAGGTATGGCATCTGCTATGTCATCTGCTGTAAACCAAGGGTTTAGAGATATGATGAATGGTGCGTGGGAATGGGGTAAAGCATTTGAAAATGTCATAAAAGATATCGTAGCCCAACTTATAAACCTATATGTAACCCAACAAGCGGTAAACGCTATTATAGGTGGCTTTGGTGGCATATCTGGTGGAACTATGAATGGTGGGACTGCATCAGTATCAGGTATGGCAGCATCAGGTGGTGTAGTCAGACGAGGGGGTAGCTACCTTGTAGGTGAAAAGGGACCTGAGATAGTATCTTTACCTGGTAATGCCAATGTAACGCCTAACGGGGCTAGTATGGCACCGTCAGTCACTGTAAACAATTATGGTAACGATAATGTCAATGTCAAACAAGGACCAGATGGGCAAATAGAAATAGTTATAGCCCAGATCGTAAATGACATTACAAGAGGCGGACCAGTAGGTGATAGTATGCAAAAGAGATACGGGTTATCTAAAAAATAGTGTGTGGTATAATACCGTAAATAAAGGATATTAAAATGATATTATCAGAAACATGGCAAGAAGTATATATAGAGTCAATGGCAGCAGGTGATGTAATGGCTCAGGCAGCAGAAGGGTCTAATGTACTATGGCAATATGGAGGAGATACTCCACCAATAAATACTACTAACTCTTTTACACTAAAGCATGGTATGGTAGAATACTGGTCAGCACCAACTACTACTACCTCAATATGGGTAAGAGCAGTTAATGGCAGTGCAGATTTTAGATTCCAGGCTATCTAATCACCAACTGTTAATCTCTCCAGCCTGCATTTCCAACCTATCGGTGAGATAAGATGTTTCCAGTAAGTTTTTACATACTGTTACAGCATCTTTTATCTCATTTGAAACATGTACCCCTATAGCCTCATATAATCCTGCAGTGGCTACAAACTGCAAAGCAAGCTCTATATGCTCATGTAACTCTTCCGAATGGTTAAGGTCAACTACTACCGAGTTAAGATGCCACAATAGGTCCCCTGTAGTCTTAGGTATAGTTCCACGGAATATTACCGTAGCACTGTATTTAGTTATTAACTCCGGATCGGTTAGACCTTTTGCATCTAATATATTTACTACTGCTCTTATAACACCATTGCTATCTACTTTAAGGGCATATACCCCTGACTCTAATATTGGATTAGTTCCCGATGTTGGGAATCCATGGATTGGTCTATTCATATTATTTACCTTTAAAATTCTGATGTAGTGAATGCTATTATACTTAATGAACTGATACGTTCTTGCCAACCACCATTTACACTACTGAAAAATATACTTACTTCTGGCAATGGTGTTGTCTGACCTGACTTTGATGCTACTACTCCAACAAGTCCTGTTGAACTAGTCCCATGATATCCTGATGCCTGCACTGCTATCTGAGCAACACTGTCAACATAATCTACATCAAAATCAAATGTAATATCGTATCGGTAATTACTACTTCCTAGGTCTACCTCTGCAAGGCTCACTATGTTCAATGCTGTTTGAGCTGTTCCTGGTTCTCCATAGTAAAATGCTTTGGCTACTCCTGCATGTTCAAACTTAAATGCAGGGTCTACTCTAACGGTCTTTCTGCTCTCCTCGTAAAAGGCCTGTATAAATGTTCTAGCTAGGCCTGACGTACCTTTAACCGCTAATACTCCGTATGGGTTGGATGACATACCTGAATAGGCTAATAGTCCCGGGCTACCTGCTCCTACATGTCCTGCTGTAACTGATAGCACTGAGTAGTTGGTAACGTCTTTACTTCCTATGGCAATACCTGCCATGTCTGTAATATTATCTACTACAAAACCATATTGGTTACTGTTTGAATCTTGTAAGCTAACCCAACCAACATTGTTTTTATCGAGTTTGATATAATTATCATCTTGTAGGGCTCTTACCGCTGCGGTAACTGCATATAACCCATCCTCTGTATGATTAAGGTTGGTATCGTTGATAGCTGGGGTAGTGTTATTTTGCCATACTATTCTAGAATATACTGGTAGAGTTGCCATATTATTATCCTTTGACTATTTCTAATTGTACGGTCATTTTGACCATGTTATTACCAAGTTCTTCAAACTTGAACTGATTGGTGAATCTTACCACTTTACTATTGGCGTTGCCATGTATTAACCCATCATATCTAAATGGGTTGTTACCCTGTAATAGGTCTGCCCATAGAACTAGAAATTGCTGGGTCTGATCATATGTGAAAGTAGCCTTTACCGCATACTTTACTGTGCCCTTATAATATGAACTTTGAGAGGTCATATTATTATAGTCTGATCTAATGTTATTTCTAGGCTCTATTGAGCTTGATAATTCAAAGCATTTATCCGGTAAATATGTATCCCAATTTAAGTATATCATTGGCTATCCTTAACTATATATTGATTCATCATAATTTACACACTCAATCGTAACTATATTACCGCCATTTGGCTTAACTGATATGACCTGGTATTCCTTAGGTATACCAATTGCGCATAGTGTACCTTCCTTTACCCAACTTGGGCTTCCTGGTGCGTCTATCTGATAATCAGTGTTAATAGTAAATGGTACTGTATCCGATACCGACCCATCTATATCTCTGTAGGTTACAAATTGGCTTGTAGATGCCACCACTTTATCATATAGATCTACCTGTCCCGAGAATATACCTTTTACCTCGTTTGGAGTAGCCCATTTTAGGAAGTGATGACTTATCAAAATCTTATCTAGAAATTGCGGAACCAATCCTTGTATATCTGTATCGAATGTTATGATCTTTCTACGGGCCATATCTTGCTTGTATAGATACTTTGCCATCTCTTGAGCTTTTGCCTGACCTGTTACTCCAAATAGCTCTATCTCCTCTGGGAATAACTCATATAGAGGGTATGCTTCGGTTACTTGTTCCCACTCTTCATTTTCATGGTATTTACAACTATATCCGTATGTATCAGGTGACTCTTCTTTAAATATATAGTCCACCTTGATAGAGTCCTCAATAATGTTAGTCTCATTATATAACCCTGTGGATATTGTCTTTGGTTCGTCTTTGACTAATACGAGGTCTTTACCTACTGGGTAGAGTGAGTATTTCTGTGACTTGGATACTTGACGCATTGCATCGTATACGGTCATCTTCTGCTCGAATGTTCCATTGACATTATCTGCGGTTGGTACAAAGTCCAGGTCTGTAGGGTTTAGTCTACCGCCATATGTCGTATTAGTGTATATATCCGTTAATACCTCTGGTATGCTATTGGCTACGTCATACCTTGTAGTCCATACATTGACTGATTGATGTGAATTGGATGATATAGCATTAGTCGCTCTGATCTTAGCCCATATTAAAGTAATATCTCCATATGATGTATCTACACCGTTATCGGTCTTTTCCTTGAGTCTATGTATGACCATATTGTTTCTAGTCTTGTATGTCGTAGATGTCGGTGTCGCCTTTTTAAATGATATCCACATTGGTCTACCTGCATATGGTGCCTTGGTAATAGTTATAGTCTGCCTCTTAGGTGTATTTGAACTACCTGATGAGGTTATAACTAATGGGCTACCCGTAGAATTATCTGGATTATCCACGAATGTATGAACTTCAAAAGTATCAGTGTAGTTTATAAAGTTATTGCTCCCATCGGTAGAATATAAACCCTGTGGGTAAACATAATCTATCTCTATAAAATCACTGTCTGGGCTTAATTCATACTTTGATGTATTAGTTACCCCTGTAGCTGATATTTCAACGTTAAGAGGTACTATGGTGCCATCTGTAATCTGATTGTCTTTGTCTGTATATGTAAGATAACTTCCTACCATTGGTACAATTTGCTTTGTAACTATAAATGTTATTCCGCTTGTGGTGAACCAACTGCCTACCGTTAAATTAGTATACATTGGATGAGCACCTGATGTTTCATACCAAATTTTAGGTTTTGAACCTAAACTTGATTGGTCTGCAAAGTTCTCTGATCCGTCTGGTTCTAATATGGTGTTTTCAGTTACCTCTACCGTTGTGGTGTTACCTGAATATATAACATTGGTGACTGTATATGATCCATCATTGAGTCTACTGCCTGTTATGTTAATTGTATTGCCTATAGCCGTATCTAATTCGGTTACGTAAAATGTAATAGAGTGTGATGAACTAAACTCTACATGGTAGCTACTGGCTATTTCATTATCCAAAGATAGGTTGGATGGATTGGCTAATGTATTGGTTACTAAATGGGAATTGTCAGGCATAAAAGACTCTGGTGAGCTAAAGTTGTTTTGTCTCATCTCACCCCATTCTACAGATGGGTTATCTGTAAAGTCCTGGTCCCCTATAAGTAAACTGTTAACTCCCATATCACCTTGACCTAAACATAACAGATGATATAAATACTCTTCATTATTATCATATTTATAATAAGGTGGGTATATCATACTCGGATACATTCTAACAGAGCCGTATGTAATAGGTATTGGCTGACCTTTCTTTGCCTGATTCTGCGATGCATTAAGATTATATACTGCTGATGCTTTGTTATTCTGGCCTGTCTCTGGTGTGTCCGGTTTAAAGATCCTGCCTATGATATAACTTATAGCCATTGATATAGCTGCATTGGCTAACCATGCGGCTATTGCATAACCTCCTACCATGGCAGCAGTGACAGCAGGACGTTCTAATAGGACTATAATATCCGTATCTTTTAATTCCATATCGTAATTATCTACCATGATAATATCTGTGTTGACTGATATATCTGTGGTAGTATCAAAACCTGTTGGGTAATGTTCCTGTAAAAATGATATTAAAGTAGGGTATGTTTCCTCACTAACGATAGCTCGTTTGTAAGGGTTCATAACATCGGTTTTAACAAATGTCATATACTACTCCTCTGTTGTAGTTTGTTCTTCAATAAACTCTCTATCGGTTGTATAGGTTACTACTACAGAGCCTTTACCTGAATTGATACGGTTGATGCTATACCAACCCTCTAAAACCTTGTTCAGTGTCTCCTCTAGGTCAATGGCTATACTGGCTAGTCTAGAGTCACTTTCTGAATTCTGCATAGCTGCCTCTGTTGCTGTAGTAGCATATGATGCGTTGGATTGTAACTTAAGGGCAATTGACGATATGGAATCTTCCATGTCTTTCAGATGAGCCGATGCTACTTCATAATTGGTACCGTCTACCTCTACCCATTTAATATCACCCTCTACATTGTCCGTACTCATAAGCTGATCTACGCCTAAGACTATTTGCGGGTTCTCCATAGTAGTCGTATTATCTGCTGAGTCATGTTCAAAACCGATACCCTTGGCAAATAATATAGGGTCCAGGCTAGCTTTTACAAATCTATCTCTAAGGCTTGTAAAATTAAAATGCTTGGCGTTAATCTTGGCTACGTCATATAGTGGTGGTGTCTGTTCTATAATAAGGGAAAATACCGGGCAAAAGTTATAGTCTGTTACAATTTCCTCTACCATTTCCCAAGTAGATTTTCCTACATCACTATTACGCCATATTTGTACATTGCCTGTCTCGTCAATAACCCGGTATTGTTCTTTAACTTCAAAACCAAATTGGCCTACCTCTACTTGGTAAGTCTCTTTGATAACTGCCATAGTAAACAATCCCGTATCGGATAATTTCCAATTGGTAAGCTGTCTGCGGTCTATAAGATCCATATATGGCTCACCACCTGCTACAGGGGCATCTAATATTACATAACCTATACCATTTAGTATCGCTGTTTCTACGAGGTCCTTGGCTAGTTTGTCAAGGCTCATAGAGTTATAAACATGGTCCATCTCTGCAGGTGATATACCCTCATATTCCAATGGCTTCTCAGTTATTTTACCGGTGATTGATTTGACAATTCTTTTAATAAAATTATCTAGGGTTGACTCTGTCTTTCTAATATCAAATAGATCTTCATATTCATTATTAAGCTTATTTAATAATTCCTGTGTAGTATCTATACCGTTATATAATTTATTACATAGTTGCAATTGGTGCTCATGCCCGTCAAAACTTGGGTGAGTCCATGTTACGTCATACTTTGTATTGTTATTGATCATTACTATATCCTTTTATTTTAAAGAGTTATTCTTACCCAGTCGTTTAGGTTACGAGGTGCTGTAAATGTAACCGTAGTATCTGTACCGTCATTTGCTATTGTGTACTCTATTGCTCGAGCCAATACTCCATTTGTATATACGTTTAGCGATGCATGAACACCACCTATAACAAAGTCTGTTTGGTCTGTGGTAGCTGTATGATCTATTGATACACTTGCTCCTCCTGTAGTTCCTGATACGTCCATAGGTAATAGGATATTAACAGGTGCTCCATCCGCATATCTAAGTAGTCCTGTTATTCGGTCTATAAAGTCTTGAGCAGGATCTCCTGTTGTATCTGTAAATGTATATGATGATAACTTGGTGCTAATAGTAACAGATGCGTTAATCTGAAATAGGTTTAGTCTGCTGTTAATGTCATTGATATTTACCCCTGCCAAAGTAAAGGTAGAACCTGAACCAAAGAAGGTTGCCAATCTAGCAACACCTGATACACTTGTCACTACTATCTCCGCTTGTCCTCCTGGGTTGTCTCCATCATGTAGCATTGAATTCGTAAAGTCAAATGGTCTATGATTATAAAATTGTAAAGAACTTGTATCGCCACATCTAAACGCAGCATATGACGGTAAGACCGATCCATAATTGATATTCATATTAATATAGAATCTGAAGTTACTGCTATATTGAATAGCAAAGTCTATATTGTCATTTATTTCTAAAGTAGATGTATTTGTAGCATAGTTTGGATCTTCAAATCCTGTTCCGCCTGTTACTCCGTAAGGGTAAAAGTTAATAGATATGTTAAAGAAAGAATGGTCAAAATCTATCGGTGCATTACCTTTAATGAATAGTTCCGCTATATCACCTATTGATAGAGCTTCTACGGCTGCCTGTACTGTCTGAAACGGTAAAAGGATGTCATTGTATGTACCTGTTAGGTCTGAGCATCCTACTACGTCTATGAGAGCTTGCTTGGCTGTTACTGTTCCGAAACTTGCACTATCCACATATTCTTTAGTAGCTAATACTCTGTTATCTGTATGGTCCGCTATAGATTGCCACGGTGCTCTTACCCGACCATCTTTGTACACTTCGAGACCATTTGCTCGGTTTAGTCCATCTGTTCCTATACCTACCTCAAATATAGTATCTGCTTGATTAAAGTTATATGCGCCTGTTACATGTTGTCCCGTATAGGCTGCTATAGTAGCCTTACCTTGAGCGGTTGAGCTATCACCTGATGCATGTGAACCTTCACCGGTTGCATGACTATATAATCCTGTTGCTTGAGTATAGAACCCCTGAGCTGTTGAATATGTAGCTGATGCCATGGTGTTATACCCACTGGTGAATGAATAGTTACCTGTGGCTCCCATGGTAGAACTTGATGCGGAACTATGGCTAAAGTCTATTGCACCGCTTCCTATATCTCCAAAGTAGTTTGGAATCCTACCTAGTACTCGCCAACCTGTTTTACCGCCTTCTGTTATCTTCTCTAATTGAGATTCATTACCTGCCATAACCCCTGCTCCTAATAATTCAACTGCTGTATTTACTTCAAACATACTATTACCTAATTCATTTACCTCATACGGTAATATGAATCTGACACGCTTGCCTATAGTATGGTCTTGGTGAATAACCTGGTCTGTTTCAAATGGATCACTACCATCTTTTAATAGTCCCCAAAATGTCTGAAAACTGTTTAACTCTGCCAATGTCAAAACCAATCTTACTTGGGACTGATCAAAGCCAACTTGGGTTCTCCGTTGTCTTACTCCATAGTCGAAAGAGGTTCTGACAAAAGATTTTGCTTCTTCTGACGAGTTCATAGTAAAACACTTATCTATATAGTCTTCAAATCTAATCATATTTTACACCTTTAGCGGTATTTTACCACAAACCTATTTTAAGATATAATTTTATTAATAATTAAAATAAAAGGTATGTATATGTTAAGTGCTGAATTAAAAGAAATATATAGCAATTACGAGGACACTAGACGGTATTACGAGACCATAGAAGTATCACATCCTAACTTTAACCCATCGGCTTCTCCATCTACTAATTACCCGCAGGATAATCTGTATCCATCTGATAGTTTATTGCCTGGTACTCCATCGGGAAGTGGTGGCTCTTTTAGCTATTACCTGATAAACGAACCGGAGGATATACAATTTGAATTGGATGATAGCACACCTGTTACATTTGAGGCTTACCCGTTCAGTATTGTATTGCCGGAAAAGGGAAGTGATCAGCAAGATATCCGTATAGTATTTGATAATGTCAGTCTTAGATTGATTGATGGTATAGAGAGGGCAAATGAAAGTCCTGAAATA